GTATGGCAAGAAGTAGGTAGAACATTAAATTTAAGTGAAAGTTAAAATATGTATGCAATAGTAACAGATAACGAAATAACAAAATTAATAAACTATCCTAAATCTTTAGTAATTGGAGATGTAAGATACCCAGCTAAAATATTTCAGCTTTGGTCAACATCAGAATTAAATGCAATAGGCATTTATGAAGTAGTAACTGATTCAACTAATTTTAAAGATGAGAAATGGTACATCAACACAAATGAATCTTATGCTTTTGCAGACAATCAAGTTACAAGATCATGGGGAACTGCAACAGCTAAAGCACACGCAGATACTTTATGGACACAACAAGATTCAGATGATGGAGATTTACCATCTGATAAAGAAGTTGGAGATGTAAAAGTTGAGGGATTAAAAACAAAATTAATTAGAACTATCAAACAACAAGCAAGTGGATTATTAGCACCTACTGATTGGTATGTAGTTAAAGCAAGTGAGGTATCTGATTATTCTGTACCAACTAACATTGCAACATATAGAGCAAGTGTTAGAACTAAATCAAACGAAATGGAAACTGCAATTACAAATGCAAGTGATACTCCAGCACTTGAAACTTTATACACATACACAGAACAAGAAGATGGTACTGTAACAAGACCATTAGGCGAACTTCCAGTATTGGAGAGTTAATGATTATTCTTGGAACTAACTCCATAAAAGATACAGGCTATAATGTAGCTAACTCTGTTAGATTTGATGGTACAACTGCTTATCTTAATAGAACACCTGGTAGTGCTAGTAATAGAAAAACATTTACTTTTTCTACTTGGATTAAAAGAAGTGGAATAGCTGGTGTTACAGTTCATCAAGATATTTTTTCATCTGATGCTGGAGATGATGAAAGCTATATTCATTTTGATACTGATAGTTTAAAAATTTTTTCTACATTACCAGCTAGTGCTGGTGCGGCTGCTGGAGATCCAGCTTGTGTTTTAATAACTACTCAAAAATTTAGAGATTTTTCTGCATGGTTTCATATTGTTGTTGCAGTTGATACTACACAAGGTACAGCATCAAATAGAGTAAAACTTTATATCAATGGAACACAAGTAACATCATTTTCTACAGAAACATATCCAGATCAAAATTATCAATTTGCAACTAACGCAGCAGTAGCACACATGATTGCTAGACGACCAGCGGGTTCAAAATTTTTACCAGGTTATCTTGCAGAAACAGTATTAATTGATGGCACAGCACTAGCACCAACATCATTTGGAGAATTTGACGAAGATAGTGGAATATGGAAACCAATAGATGTATCTGGTTTAACCTTTGGTACTAATGGATTTTATTTAGATTATGAAGATAGTGGAGATTTAGGAGATGATGAAAGTGGAAATGGAAATGATTTTACAGAAAATAACCTTACAGCAGTAGATCAATCTACTGATACTTGCACAAATAATTTTTGTACTATGAATCCACTAGATAATTATTATGCTGCTTCTACTTTTTCAGAAGGTAATTTAAAAATGGTAACTGGTGGCACACCTAACACTTGGAACACTTCAACCTTTGGAGTATCTAAAGGTAAATGGTATTGTGAAATTAAATTAACTAATGATGGAAGTGGTGGAAGTTCTTTATTTGGAATAGCTGATAGACCAACAGTAAGTGCTACTGAAGAACTAGGTGGATTAGCAACTACTTATGCTTATTTAAGTAGTGGTCAATTTAGAACAAATAACACTAATACTGCAAATAGTGTAAGTTCTGCTGATGGAGATATTATTGGAATAGCTTTAGATTTAGATTCAACACAAAATACAATTTCTTATTACAAAAATGGTACAATTATAGGTTCAGCACAAAATATAACTGCTCCAGTTTCTGGCAATTATTTTATAGCAAGTGGAGATTGGTTAGATGGTAGCTCTGATGTTTGTACTTATGAACATAACTTTGGCTCTCCAACTTATAGTGAGAGTGGTGGTAATTCAGATGGTAATGGTTACGGAAATTTTAAAACAGCACCACCTAGTGGATATTATGCACTTAACACAAAAAACCTAGCGGAGTATGGATAATGGCATACACAACAATAGACGATCCAACTTTATATTTTTCTAGTACCATCTGGACTGGTAATGGTGTTGATGATAGAAATATAGTAATTGATGGAACTGGAATGCAACCAGATTTTGTCTGGATAAAATCAAGAAACGATACCGATAATCATAGACTTGTAAATTCTGTAAGAGGTGCAACTAAACATTTAGAATCTGATAACATTAGTGCTGAACAAACAAGTTCTAATGTTAAGGCTTTTACTTCTACTGGAGTTACCTTATCAACTAATGGTTCAGTAAATGCCAACTCCGAATTATATGCTAGTTGGTCTTGGAAAGCTGGAACATCATTTACCAATGACGCAAGTGCAACTGGAATAGGAAGTATTGATAGTTCTGGAAGTGTATCAACTGATGCTGGGTTTTCTATAATTACTTATACAGGAACAGGAAGTGCTGCAACAGTTGCTCATGGATTAGGAGTTGCTCCTAAAATGATTATTAATAGAACTATTTCAGCAGCAAAAGATTGGATAACTTATCATGCAAGTTTAGGTGCTACAAAATTTGTAGAATTAAATACTACTGATGCTGCGGCTACATCAAGTGATAAATTTAATAATACAGAACCTACTTCTACTGTATTTTCTATTGAATCATCTTCTCAAAATAATACATCAGGTGGTACTTGTATAGCCTACTGCTTCGCAGAGAAAAAAGGCTACTCAAAAGTTGGTGGAAGCTACACAGGTAATGGAAATGCTGATGGAACATTTATTTATACAGGATTTAAACCAGCTATGATTCTGCTAAAAGCAAATGCAGCTGGAGAAAACTGGAGAATATTTGACAATAAAAGAAGTACATTTAATCCAAATAGTACAAGCTTACAACCAAATTCCATTAATGTTGAAGCTAGTAATACAGACATAGATTTTTGTAGTAATGGAATAAAACTACGTACTACATCAGGAGAAATTAATCCAAGTGGAACATCATTTATATATATGGCTTTCGCAGAATCGCCTTTTGTAACATCAACTGGTGTACCAGCTACTGCAAGATAATGAAATTTATTTTAGCTTATACAATCTGTTCAGCAATAAATGGAATGTGTAACAATACAACAGTATCAACAGTAGAATTTAATTCCTGGAGTGATTGCGTTAAAGCAGGTTCATTATCAACTGTTGAAATTGTTAATCAATATGAAGAAAAGTTTAATGAAGAAAAATTATATATAACTTATTTTTGTAACGAGATAAAAAAAGAAAATGTCTAAAAATATTGCATTACAGAAAATAGAATCACACGAAAAACTTTGTCGTATCATGCAAAAACAAACTCATCAAAAAATTACCAATATAGAATTAGAGATTAAAGATATTAAAAGACACATGTATTATGCTATGTCAGCTATTATAGGTGGGATGTTTACAATTATAGTTATATTATTTCAAAAACTTTAACTTTAAGGTCTTTATGGCTAGAAGAAAAAAAGCAATTACTGGTCTAATAAGCGAAATGAAAACACAAATGGAACTAGCAAAAGATTCTAATATTCTTGTATTTACACCTCTTGGTGGTCTCGGTCCTGTAGATATTGTTACTTTAAATATGTCTACAGGTGAGTATACTGGTTATGATGTTAAATCAAAAAATTATAGAAAAACAGACTATACACCCAAAGATGGCTATAGAAGAAAAAGAATTGGTTCACTTATATCTAGAAGTAGAACTAAAGAACAAATCAAACTAAAGGTAAAAATAATATATGCAAAATGATAACTCGTTGGATATAATTAATGAATATAAAGATCAAGTTAGAATACTAAAAGGTCAGATAGCAGAGCTTGAAGATGCAGGTAAATCTAAAGATGCGGCTAACAAAAGGTGTTTGCAAAAGCTAGAGTTTTGTACTAAAGATTTAGATGATGCTTTAACTAAGATTAAACAGTTAGAGGAAGATAAGAAAGATTAATATGTTACCATATAATTTGTTATTTAAAATAGGGTCTAAAGCTGTAGGAAGTTATATGACTAAACGAGCAGAGAAAAGTGAACGTAAGCATCAAATAGCTTTACAAGAAATGCAAACTGGTAACGAGAGAGCTAAAAGAAATGGCTCACTAATTTTAGATTTAGTATTAGGTGCATTCATATTAGCACCACTAGGCATACTAGCCTATGCTACTTTCTATGGGGATATGGCTATGTTAAAAAAGGTAGAGTTTTATTTTGAACAACTAAAAAATATTCCAGAAGTATATTTATATTTAATTTTTATAGTAGTTGGTGGAAACTATGGAATATCTGTTACTAATTTATTGACTAATAAGAAGTTTAAAAAATGACAATAGCTGCTTTTGATCCAAGATTAATAAATAAATACGAAGATACTAAATTTCTTTTACATTTTCAATGGAATAACGAATCATCTAAAATACATAGATATGCCTTAGTTGAAGAAATAAATGTTTCTGATATTGATCATGGATCAAAATGTAAAAAGGATGAGGTAGGACTAACTCAAAAAGAGATATGGGAAAAAAAATATAAATGAAAAATATATCTACATCATATTCACAACAATATAATAAGAAAGTAAGTTTATTATCTCAACAAACAGGAAAAAATGGCAAGAGTAAAGTTCAATATAGCAGATCAACCTCACGTAAGAATACCAAAAAAAACAAGTATAGGTAGACGACCTAAACTATCTTCTATGAATAAAAATAAGAAGAGACAAAAAGGCAAGTCAAAAAATCGTGGACAGGGTAAGTAATATCTTATAATACAAATTATAGGAGATATATATGATTGATAAAATTAAAGCTCAAGCTATGCACTACTGGACAGACCACAAAGAAGTGTCAATAGTTGTTATTACATTGCTGGTTATTAGCATTATTTTATAAAAATAAACCCATGGAGATAGAGAGGATGAACTATTACTTTACAGGTTTACTTATAGTAATGATGACTTTGTTAGCTCTTTGTGGAGGTCCGGCAACATGATTGATAAATTTTTTTATAAATTTTTTAGTGGAGTAGATGATATATTTTCATGGTTAGAAACTTACTCTGTTAAGTTTACTTCATGGTTATGGCAATCAAGAGTTAAACTGTTAAGAAAAAAAAGAAAAAGAAAATGAGAGACAACAAAGTAATAGAATCTTTTAAAAAACTTACTGAAAAAAAATTAAAAGAAATGAACTTATTTAAGTTTCTTAAAAAAGAAGTAGAAGCTGGTGCTAATGGTACTCAACAGTATATTATTAAAAAAGGTATCAACAAAGGTAAGGTTGCTAAATGAAAGTATCAGATCAAACAGCAGTTAGTATGCCAATAAAAAATATGATTGGTATTGTTGTAGCTGTGGCTATGGGTGTGTTTGCATACACAGAAGTAACAAGTAGACTTACATCATTAGAGACATCAAGAGAATTATTCCAAGCAGACCTACTTAAAAAATCAGAACAAAAACCTACAGACCAAGAACAGTTTATGTTAATTGAAAGTTTATTTGGTGATGTAGAAAAATTAACTTTAACTCAAGAACAAAATATGACTAACAAAGTTAATATAGAATTTTTAAAAGATCAATTAGAAAAAGCATTAAAAGATATTGAAGAGTTAAAAGATAAAGTTAGAGCAAATGGTAATGGACATGGTTGAAGTAGTAGTTGCATTATTAATGATTGTTAATGGAGAAATTAAAGAACACAGAATACAAGAATCTATGAGTAATTGTTTGAAAGGTAAAAGGATTGCTAACAGACAACTTAACAATAATGTAGAATATCAATGTATTAAATCTAAAGCAGAAACAGAAATTTATTTAGGTGAAAAATCAATTAAAAAACTTATACTAAAATAATGGCTATTAGAAAAACAACTAAAGGCAAAGACGCAAATTACAGACCTACAAAAAAAGGTGCTGGTATGACAGCCAAAGGTGTTGCAAGGTACAGAAAAGCTAATCCCGGATCTAAATTAAAGACAGCAGTAACAGGTAAAGTTAAGCCGGGATCTAAAGATGCTAAACGTAGAAAAAGTTATTGTGCAAGATCTCTTGGTCAACTTAAAAGATCATCAGCTAAAACAAGAAACGATCCTAACTCAAGAATAAGACAAGCAAGACGTAGGTGGAAGTGCCGATAAAAAAGAAAACATGGGTAAAACCCAAACATCAATCTTTAATATGTGGCTACTGCGAAACTTGTAATAAACAACTAATGAATGATGAAGGTGGCTGGATTGTTACAGCTAACAAACAATATTTTTGCCATGATGGTAAAGATGGTAGTTGTTTTGACAACTATTGTATGTTAAAACTTAAACAACAAAAGGAGAATAATTATGTATGATAAATCAAAAGGTAAAAGCAAACTAACAGCAAAGCAAAAAACTTTGCCTTCAGCTTTGAAGAAAAAAATAATGAACTCTAAATCAAAAAAGAAAGGTAAAAAATAATGGCAAAACGTGGATTATATAGTAACATCCATGCTAAACGTAAACGTATCGCTGCAGGTAGTGGTGAAAAAATGCGTAAAGCAGGACAGAAAGGTAGACCAACTGCTAAACAATTCAAGAGAGCTGCTAAAACTGCTAAAAAATAGTTTCTTTTAAATCTTGGTATTCTTGCCAAATGGTTTGACCAGCATCCCAAAATCTTCGCTTATCTTTTTTCATTTCTATTGAATGTAAAACTGTAGTATGATCTTGTCCGAAATATCTACCTATATCTGTAAGGTTCATATTATATTTTTCATACAAGATGTTGTGAATAATGTTTCTTGCTCTAACTATATCTTGTGTTCTAACTTTAGCCATTAAACTTTTTTTGTGTACTTCATAACGAATACAAACTCTATTAATAATACTATCAACAATTCTTGTACTAGGTTTGGCAAAAGAATAATTAACAATTCTTCTTGGCTTATAAAACTCTGGACTTCTTTTTTTACAATGTATCTTGGCTAACTTGTAACCATTCTTAAATGCGTTCTTGTATATTTTCTTTTCTTTAAAAGTTAAATCACGATAATGTCCTGCTCTCATAGCAAGTTTAATTTCACTAAACACTTTATTTTTGGTCATAGATCCCCTACGCTTTCCTTCAGTTTTTTTTAATAATCAATTAATAACTAAATAGATGTCATTAATTGTTCTTTTGTCTGCTCTATCTTCCAAAGCAATCTATAAGAATCTTTCTGATACTTATTGACCTTCTGCTTTGCTTCCAAGTACTTCTCGTGTTTCTTCGCTTGAAGATCCCTGTACTTTTGCAGACGAGTTTTTATCTCGTTCATCCTTCTCCTTTTTTACTATTGTAAAATCAATCCTCAAATTATCAATTTTACATTCTACAGGTTCTCCTTTATTGGACACATCTGCAGCTTTCTTTGCATCATCAAATAGTTCAATCATTGTAAAATGACATTCACCATTAATAATTCTTTTAAACTTTGTCATACTTTATCCTTTTTGGCAACCTCTTTTTTGTGTATCTCTTTAGTCATCTTGTTATATATACTTAAATCTGTATAATTGTCGGCTTTAAAATTTCTTGTTGATCTGTATAGTTTTAATGCCATCATTAATTGACCTACTTGGTGTGGTTTAATTCTTTTTTTTAAACTGTTTGCTAAAACAATCGTAAACATTTCGGCTAACATAATAAAGTTTTCTTGATAATTACCATAATCTTTTTGGCGATCATCAATAATTTTTTTCTCTATCTCTTGGTCTATGTCTGTAATTTTCTTGTCCATATTTTTTTGAGGTGTCTCGGGGAAGAAAACTACCGAAAGGGAACTAGAAAGAAAAACTCCCCCGAAACAAATATAAGTTAATTAAAACTTATACGATTGTTTATTACCATAATTAGGTTTGCTTTGAAACCCTTTATTTTGTGGTACTGTTGGTTTATCATCACTAGAACTAGGTGGTGTCATTTTAATTGTGATACCGGTAATATTACCTTGTTCATCTAACTCATTCCATCCAGCTTGATTGTGCCAAACGTCTCCTATCTTAACTCCAATAGTCCACTTTTTACCCTCTGGTGCTTTTAGGTTTGGTGGTGCTACCCAATCTGGTTGGTTATCTGCGTTCTTGTTTTCGTTTCTAACCAAATTACACCATACTGTATCTTCACTCATGTTTACTCCTTTGTTATTGTCAGCTTTTACTGACCCTTGTTATTTTCTAACTTGGTTTTATGTACTCCGGCAACATTGTATACTTGCTTGTAAGCACTCAAGTTATTTTTTATTAAAAATTGGATGTCATTTTTATACTGCTCATTAACAGACTCAAAATCTTTTAATGATTTAGTATTTGTAAACGCATCCATTATAGCTTCTACATCTATAGTATCATCCATATATGTAGGTTCTTCTATAGATTGCTCTACAGAATTTTGTTCAAATGGAACAGCATTGTAGCCATCCTCATCTTTGATACCTGTTTTAAGATTTAGTAAATTTAGGAACGCATACTTTCTTGAGTATGACATGGCATTACCAGTTCCAAATTTATCAAGATTACCAAATGCTGAACAACCATCAACAAGAATGTGTTGTGTTGGATCATCAATGTCATAAACTCTCATGGTACATATGACCATTACTTGTTTTATGTTTGGTACAATCTCTGTCAGATAATTACAGGTCGCATACAAACCATTGTCTAACAAGGCTTGTGTTGCTACTTCTTGTACACTATCGTGGAGTAAGGGTGCAAAATGCATCCCATTTCCTTTTGCACCTTTCTTGACACTTTTTGCACTTAAACAAGCATCATGTAGTTTTTGATATATATTTCTTTTAGTCATTTTTTATTCCCCATAGGTTAGTTATTAATTGTTTTTGTTCATCTACTAAATCTTTATAGTAAAAAGGATGATTCATTTCTGGCGGCTCACACATTAATGCAAGTTCAGATAGACTTCCTTTGCAGAACATAATCATACGTTCCCAAAGTAAAATTTTCTCAACCA